ACAGCTCTGGCATAGTTGACGTACATGTTGCCCGTCCTTTTTTCGTACTTCTCCGCTTCTTCAATTGCTCGTTTGTATCTAGCTGCCCATCGTCTGAGGCTAGCAGCCTTTGCCTTGTTTCGCTGCTCATGTTTTATTCTTTTTAGTAAGCCTGCATGAGATATAGATCTCCCAGTAACCTTAGTAAGCCAAGCTGCTACATACCTAGATGGATATTGCTTTAAGTATTTCTTAGCTTGCTCTAATGCTTCTAGCTCTACTGCAATAGGATCTAATACATTTGGATCTGTTTCACTTACCTTGTACCCAAAAGGAATCCACACTGTACTGAGTTTAGGTATTGAAACATATTCCCCTGTATTCTTTGCAGCTATCGGTTGGGGTAGAATCCACTTGCCAGCCGTAGTACGAACCATGGTTAGTCTTCTTCTATATCTCGTTCTTTAGGAGGAAGAATCATTAAACCATTGGTAGCTTCAACTTGTAACTTCTCAGTCTTGACCAAACCAACACGATCTAATAGATCCTTAGCTGCATTGATTTTATCACGTAATCCTAGTTCTGTGGGGTCTATCATGCCAGACACAATCGACATGGCTGCACGGGGTGCATTACGTGCCATGTATAGCTGGGTACGTTCCATGATCTCTTCTTTGATACCCTTAACTAACTCAGTAGTAGAGTAGTCACGGGAGTAGCCAGCTAGTTCCTTAGCACGAATAGGATCTCCACCTGCTTCTTCAAACAGGACTTCTAGAAACTTAGCTTGCTTTTCATTTAACTCTTTTGCCATTATGCTTTCCTAAATGGTTTTACCTTCTTGGCTATCTCTTTCGGTTGGGCTACAAACTGCTTACCAGCTTTAGTACCCTCACGCTTAGCCTTCGTTGTAGCTGCATACTCTGCAGGTGATAACGCTTTGATTGCTTTCTTAGGTAAGTATCTCTCACCTGTCTCAGAAGACTTCTTACCAGACTTAGTACCCCAGTCTTCTTTGGTCCACTTGGATAGACTCTTCTGGGCTTTAGTCTTTTCCCCAGTGTAGTCACCACCTTTGTCTTTGTAGATCTTACCAGCTAACTGCATTGCTCTAGCTGAGTGCTTGCCACCCATTTTAGACTTAGCTTCAGACTTAGCCTTTTCCCAAAGCTTCTCATTAGTCCGTGGCATTACTGTGCTCGGTTAGGTAGGAAGAATTCTTCAACAGTACAAAGTACATCAATGTGTGGACTTGCATGGGCAGAGGCAGTAGCAGTCATGTAATCCCCCGGCTCAAATACAATATAGGACTGTGACCACTGTAGAAATTCACCAGCAGTCATGTTTTTATCTCCGATGATATGCATATGAGATCCATCGGCTCTTTCCCACTCTATCGTAATTGCAGGAGTAGTAGTAGTGGCGTTAGCAATATAGAGTAAGTGCATGTAGGAACGGCAATTCGGGGGGCATGTGTATAGTGTGTATACTTGATCCCGAACAATACATGCTACGTTATACGTTTTTGATTGTGATTCTGCCATTACTTCTTCTTCACTTTACGTGCTTCAGATAAGGCAATGGCAATAGCTTGCTTGGGGTTCTTAACTACAGGACCACCCTTACCAGAGTGCAAAGACTTATCCTTGAACTCGCCCATTACTTTGCCTACCTTAGCAGTTTGCTTCTTCGTGAGACCGCCTTCAGCCATCTTCTTAGTTTTAACTGGAGAGAACTTTGTGACCCCAGCCTTAGCTGCTTTAGATCCGGATTTCTTAATCACAGAACCACCTCTTTTAAAAGCTGTTGGCATTTCAATTGGAGTGCCTTTACGACTAGTTAAGTACGAAGATAACTCAGCAATCTGCTTATTGATCTTAGCATCAGGTACAGTACGGTTAGCTGCCTCTCGTTTAAGAGACTTTAACTGACTTACCATATCTGCTACATCTTGATCTTCTGTAGCCTTCATTTAGCACTTCTTCTTAGGCATACCGCCTTTATTCATCTTAGGCTTGCCTACTGCAATCATCAAAGCAATGGTAGGTTTCTTAACAGACTTAGGTGAAGCTTTCTTAACTGTAGCTTTTTTAACTGCACCACCTTTAGCCATAGCTAACTTCTTCTTAGCTTCTTCTTCCTTCATCTTCTCTTTAGCCTTAGACTCTTTATACTTAGCAATGTCTTTCTCAGCTTGAGCATTCTCTTCTTTGGTACCCATGACATTTTCTTTGATACGGGTAAAGATGTTGTTAGATTTAGATGCCATCTTATTTCTTACCTTTTTGTGCTGGGGGTACAGATGCACCACAGTTAGCGTAGCCACCCATATTCATCTTCTTAGTAGAGCAACCACCCTTAGCCATCTTGGTAACAGAACCACCTTTTCTGAAATTCAAAGACTCTTGCATGTCTTTCTTTTCTTTGTCTGTCATCTTGCCTTTAGCTTTAGGCTTTTCTTTACCCATAGCAGAAGCATAAGCCTCTTTATCAGCAGCCTTCTCTTCAGCAGCAGTTAACTTCTTAGAAGCTTCTACCTTCTTCTCTTTAGCATACTCTTTCTGAGCAGCGATAGTGTCATCATCATAGCCGGGGCTACCTGAGAACTTCTTAGCTGCTGTATCCATCTTCTCTACTTCAGCTTTAGTGAACATCTTTGAAAGCTTACGAGCTAGTGCCATGATTTAATTCCTTTAGTTAAAATTTATTTACCTTTTACTACCTTCTGTGATTTGGGAGGTTGCTTTACAGAACCACCTGACCCAGCCCATAGTTCTTTGTCAGCCCAATACGCAGCTGACATTTTACCCTTAGCAATATTCTTACCGTGCCTTGCTTTAAAACTAGTTCGGGCTTCTGGACTGTAGTTGTGACCCATTGAACTATCACCAAAGTGAATCAGCTTAACTGTCTCACCTTCTTTAGCCAAGACCATCTTCTTCTTTTCTGGTCTGTCTGACTTGACTGGCTTATTGTATCCGGGGAACTTCTTGCCCCTGTATTCAATGGTCATTTGTACAAGTATCTCTTCGGTTTAAGTACTCTGGATTCATTCCAGCCTTCGGCTCTCATAGCAGCTTCTACATCCTTAAGACTAAACTTCATATTTAATCTGTTCTCCATAGCAGCCTTCACAAAGAATACATCACTATGGGGTACATGTATAGAGTCTAGCCTGTTGTTCCTAACTGCCATATAGAAATCTTCCAGTACATAGTTATCTCTAAGCTGGACTTTCTTCTTAACTCTACGTTTAGGTAGTATTGTAGGTACGGATAGTTGTACTGTATTTTCAGACATTGTCAATCTTTATTCTTATTTTTATTGGACCCCAGCTTCGCTAACGCTCAGCCTTTAGGAGGTACAGATTGTAGGTAGTTATGTACAAAACTTTACAATCTGTTTCTGATTCTTTACAAAAGTATACTTAACTGTACAGTTAAATGTCGTTCAAATGTAAACGAAAAGTTCTTGACAAAGTCTACTTAACTACTCACTTAAATGTAACACTCTAAGTGTCTTTTAGTTTAACTATCTTTATACTTATATGCTTTTATAGTTTAACTATGTTTTTCATTTAACTATAAACATTTAACTGTATCACTTTAAGTGTCTGTCTGTTAGACGTAGTTTAACCGTACTTTGATAACCTTGTCAAGTCTTTTATTTACAATCACCTGTATATTTCACATTATGGAATATAGTCTATGTATTACTCTAATGACTGTGTCCCTTTTAATAAGACACCTAAAACCACACGCTATGCTGTTTCACTTAAAGAAGCACCATAGGTATCACATGATGTGAGATCTCTTCTCTGAGAGCTTCCTATGGCTTCCTAAAGGTATTGTACCATAGCCCTAAGCATTTAATGTGTACACGAGGAGTGTTGGCAGTTTACGTGAGTCACTTTATGTGAAGTTCAAAGGTGTGGGGGTAATGTGGAACATATATGTGAGTAGACACTAACCCTTTTAAATACCTGATCTGTGTATGAGTCCATATACAACTAACGCTAGGACCCCCCGTGCCCCACGCCCGCCCCTCATCTGCAGGCACATGCGTATGTGTACATGACATGAGCGTACAGAGCGTATAATGTGCAGGTGATGACAGGTAATGTGTAGCAAAATCAATGACTTACAGTCATATAGCAACTGATAGGGTATCAGTTACGTAGTAAAAATGGGGGTTAAAATGGGGTGTTTTGAGTGATGGTGTAACCATACCCCCTTGGCGGTGTATGGCTTAGAAGGCTATCCCCTATCACCTTCGGTGCTTCACATTCCCTGTCTTTCACCTTTGGTGTTTCACAATCGGTAATCACAATCAATATCCCATCGACATGTTTCACCTTCGGTGTTTTCACTTTATCTGCTTTCACCTTCGGTGTTTTGTGTCGAATGTTGGTCACAAAATCTGCCATTCAAAGGGTCGCACTCAGGATTCCTTGCCCCAGTGTCCGAGCAGTTTTAATAGCTACCCTAGATCTTCGATCTAAAATATTATTAAGAAAAATAGTTGTTGACATCTCGATTCTGCCCTTTACTATGTAACTTTTTTCTGAGCCGAAATCTCGATACGAAATGACATTACCCCTTACCTTTGGTAAGAATATATCTCTAAGTCGTAAGACTTAGGACAGTCAAAAACTTGTTTTACATATTTACGGGAACATATTTACCCTTTAACTGAAAGTGAAAGGGGATAAATATATTCCCTTTTAGTAAATATGTTAAACAAAATAAAGGAATAAATCATCATGGCAAAATCGATCAAAGCAGCATTGTTGGCTAACGAAGTTAAGAACGTGGAAATCTTTAAATCCATGGGGCTTATCGAAGATACTCCGAAGCCAGTCAAGACTTCCACTGTAAAAGTGGATAGCAAGTTAAAACCGAAAAAGCATACCAATGCAGAATTGGCTCAGGATACAAAGTATCGTAACGAATTCAGTGAGATGATGAATCGGCAATTTGGTTCGGTTAAAGGTTTCACCTTAGGACAAGCCATTGAACATTCAGCCAGTGTTTACACTGGTTTAGTGAAACAAAAACGTAAGCAACTCGAATCTCTTAACGAGATTGGTAAAGTGTTACAAGAACTACGTTCTGTTATCGGCAAATCGGATAAGGAGTTTGGTCAAGCAATTAAGGCTACGGCTTTAAAAAACATGAGCCGTCAAGATCGTAGTGATGCTATGTGGTTATCCGAAAACTGGATAACTATCCAAGGCAAAATGAAAGAGTTAGATATTAACTCTTGTTCAGCTAGCTATCTTCGTCAGTTACTTCGTAAAGAAGCGAAATCTACCGATAGCGAAGCTACTGTTAGCGAAGCTACTAAGTCAGATTCTGATTCTACCGAAGGTAGTTCTACTGTCGAATCTTCGTCAGTAAAATTGTCGGGTGACAATGCTGAAAGCATAGCAGTTGCAGTCATCTCCTTAGCGAAGCTAAAAGGTGTGTCACTTGCTGAAATAGCTACGCTAATTCTTGCAGAATCCGATATGTAATAACCTTCGGTTAACTGTTGTATCCGTCATTAGCCCCTAACGGGGCTTTTGGCGTTAGCAGGGCTTGCATTTGCATTCCTTGCTATGTACTTGCTATGCCCTGTGCCATGAAGTGTGTGACATATACACGTGTCACGCCATGATGATGTATGTGTTCATGCATTCTAGGCACAGGGTACATGGCACATTGCTCTAGGCACAGTCTTTGGGGTATAGCAAAGCTATAAGGGTTATTCCTAATTGACGGGCTAAATTGTAGCCACGATACTGGAAGCCAATTAGCAATTTCTACTGTCGAATATTCGGCACTAACTTGGAGGATGTAATGATGGAAAAAAAGATGGAGCGTCTCGCTAAGAAATTCCCGAAGGTATGGTTCAAGGATGGCGGTGAGTTCAGTCCCGATCATGAAGGCACTATTTGGACAGGTGAGGGTAGCTCAATAGGTGACGAGGGGCAATGGGAAGCATTCGACTACTACGGCTATGACAGCACCTTTGGTGTTCACCCTAAACTGGCACATGTATTGGAGAACATGGGATTGTATGCTGAGTTTTACGATGCTGGAACAGTATTTTTCTATAAGAAATAAGGAGTTAGACATGATTACTGCACAAGAAAAGTATTTAACCTTTAAAGGTTACGAAACAGATGCATTGAACCTAGTAGGTGAGCTTCGCTCTGCATTCGATTCAGCAGGCATGGATATGCCCAAGGTATTGAATGACTTCGTGTTCAATATCGAAGTTGCTTTGCAAAATGCAGGCATCTTAGACGATGACTTCAACGAAGTTGATCGTACTCATGGTAGTCCATGGGATCGAGGTAGTGCCGATAGCTACTATCACAGACCACAAGATCCACACT